CATCAACTCTCCGGGTCGACGTCGTAGACGTCTGTCCCGATCCACCTCTTGTTTATGTTGACGCAAGAGGGACGTCCGCTAGCCTCAAGATGTCCGTCGAAGAGAGGATCACTCCAATCTCCGATAAACGTCTTGAGAAGGGCATAGGGCCCATCGATCTCGTACCGATGGGCAACGACCTTAGGAACATAGGTTTTCACCTCGGTTCTCTGAAGTCTGGAATTCCAGCGAAGCTTAACACCTGTAAGGGTGTCAGGGCCAAGCCAGTTCCATCCTAGTCCTTGCGACGTTCTTCCGATGGCGGGGAGAGGACCTAAGTCCTTCTCTACTTCCCGTCGAAGGAACTCTGCAGTTGCCGTGAGGCCGCGATCTGCTAGCAGATTCGCGGTCTCGACGGTAGAGCTGAACCATCGCGCATCACGCCTAGTGGTGTCGATATCCACCCTAAGGTAAACCGGGTTAACCGGCACCCCACGGTAGAAGTCGCCTCCGCAACTCTCACGGAAAAACCCGTTGACGAAAGTCTTGGAAACGTTCACCTTGAGACCATAAGCTTCAAGGTCTCGCACCACTAGGTGAGCGTACTCCGTGGGAACGATGATGTCATCCCCATAGACACGGAAGGAGCCACGGCATAACGCCAACGCTTTCTTCCGTGATCCGATCTCGTCTGCGATTGCCGCGAACGCGATGGCCGTGAAGACCATCGCCTCAACGGGGAAACAGACGGCGGAACCCATGGATGCGAACTTCTTAAGCGGGAGTAATTCCCCGTTCGGAAGCATAGCATTCCTCGAGCGACTTGCGTCGAGGGCACCGACAACGTCGGGCCACCATCCGAAGAGACTCTTGACGAGACTCCAGGAAACGCGGTCGCTAGCATCGCTGAGGTCTATGGTCGCCACTTGGCGATCAACGGACCCGCGCTCCGCTAAGTGCTGGTTTGGAACCTGGTCGGTGAACCCGATCAGGCCAGCACTTTGAGGCCCCCACTCGAGTAGTGGGACGAGAGCGCGCATCAGACCCTGCTGTGCGTACTGCATAGCGGTGGGTTCGATGGCGATCAGACGCGGTTTCAGCCGCGTCTTGGGCACAGGAGTGACCTTCACAGGTCGCTCCTCTGATTCGTCGAGGTACCTGGGCTGGAAGTCCTTGAAGAACTTCCAGCTCGGCAGGCAGTACTCCCCGTAAGGAAAGTACTGCTCGAGGCGGTCCGGCCACTCACGCTGTTCGAATTTCTCGTTTCCAAGAAGTCCGTCAGCGGTGGCGCCAGGACCATGCCCTACTGGGAGCTGGTAGCTGTTGATACAGCTTGTCAGCTTATCCATCTGGGACCCGAACAGGTAGGCGAACGTCTTCTTCAGAGAGGAAGACGCCACGTGATCCTGCATCGAGTCCTCAGTCTCGACAAACCTCCGCAACTGCGCGTCCACCCCCGCCTGGGGGCACACCTCGAAGATCTTCTTCGCGAGAAGAGAGATCTGACGGATGGCCTTTATGGCGGAAGGATCTGCGTCAGTACGGACGTAAGACACATCGACTATCCTGCTAAAGAACCCCTGCAGAAACGCAGGGTAACCGCGACCTCCCACGCACGCGAAGTGCGGGAAGTCCGAGGGCAGGAACAAGCCACGCTCAAGGCCTCTCTCGAGACCAGAAGCTAGCTCAGGAAGGGTCGTCGTCAGAAACGATTCACCTTCATGGTCGATGCGATGTGACACTTCAAGAAGGTCACGTCTTACGGATACGCTACATTGCTGACCACACTCCGTGATCAGCTGTTGGATCAACATCTTCGAGCTTTTCATACCGACCTCTCAATCGAGGGAGTGGTATCTCGA